GCCAAGAAGGAGGCAAAGAGGAAGCTGCCCAAGACAGAGCGGCCCAAGAGGGAAAACAAGGAATTGGGCTTGAAGGTGCCAGAGAGGGAGACACCGACGATGCAGGAGGAATCAGGATTTACCCCGTACTACTTGCTCAAGAAGTCAGTCACGCAAAAGCCTTGGCCTAATAGCATCCCGACAGAGAAGGAAATCACGGATGTCTTTAACGAAGGTGTGCTTTATTGGGCCAAAACGACAGGGGAAAGGAAAG